CTCGCCAACGTCATGGGTTGGGACGCGGAAGCGCCTATCCATGGTCGTCGCGCTCCCGGCGCTGGGGCCGAGTCGACCGTTCGCGGTGAACTCCCCCCGATCAAGCGCAAGGCGAAGTTGTCGGAGAAGGAGATCGTCAAGTTCAAGCAGCCTCGCCCCGGTACGACCGACCGGCAGGATGTTCTGGACTACGTCTACGACCTGACCGACGAGTTGATCGCCGCCGTGCAGGGCCGCTTCGAGTGGCTCCGTATGCAGGCGCTCTCCGAGGATCTGGTCGTCATCGATCAGGAAGGTGTCGATGTCGGCATCGACTTCGGTGTCCCGACGACCCAGCAGTTCAACATCAACACGGACGACAATCTGTCGACGTGGTGGGAGACCGTGGCCACGGCCACGCCGGTTCAGGACCTCGACTACGTCTGCAACCTCTACGAGGTGGCTCACGGAGTTCGTCCGGCCCGGATGATCTGCGACCCCACGACCCGGCAGGTTCTGCTTCAGAACACGTCGATCCGTGACCTCGCTCGCGGCCCCGGTGGTCCGTCCATCCGCCTCTCGCAGGAGGAGTTGGACGCGATCTTCGGCATCTACGAGTTGCCCACGCTCGTCCCGTACGACGTGACGTTCCTCGAAGAGAACCACGACGGCACGCTCACCGCCGTTCGTCCGTTCAACCGCCGCAAGGCCGTCCTCCTGCCGCCGACCAGCATCAGCCTCGGCAACACGCTGATCGGCCCCACGGCGGAGTCGCGCAACATCCCCGGTATCGCGTACACCCAGTACGCGCCCGGCATCGTCGGTTCCGTCTACGGCAAGGACGAGCCTCCGGCAGAGTTCGTCAAGGTCGCGGCGGTCGGCTTCCCGACGCTCCCCGGTGCGGAGTACGTCGTCCAGATGACCGTTCGCAACGACCTCACCTGAGGAGGGTGACATGGCCAAGATGAAGCAGGGCGACGACCCGAAGGACTTCAAGGTCGACGAGGTGAACGACTACCTCGCTGGTGCCGACGAAGCCGAGCGGGCTCGCGTCCTCGACGCAGAGGCATCCGGCAAGAACCGCTCGACCGTCTCGGGCGCTTCGAGCGACACCTCGGGTGACGGCGACGCCACCGGAGCGACCGCCTTCACGGGCGAGACCCCGGTCGACGTGGTCGAGCACGGCGAGAACGACGACGGCACGCCCATCGACGAGAAGGGCAAGGGTGTCGACGAGCCGCCCATCGAGACGCAGCAGAAGGCGATGGAGGACGCTGCTCGTGAGCAGTTGGCCGACGTCCGTGGCGTCTCCGCCGACGAGGAGTCCGACGACAGTTCCAGCGGTGGTCCCCGTGGGGCGACGGCTGGCAACCAGCAGCCGGTCACCGTGACGGGCAAGGATCTGAAGGGTCGCATCCCGAAGGGTGCCACCGTGAAGGTCACGCCTCTCGTCCCGGTCAATGGTGGCGACGGCACTCGTGTCTCCGCTGCCACGAAGAACACGGACAACATCTGGACGCCGTTCAAGCCCAACGCATCCGTCTCGAACGGTGCGACCGTGGCGGCTGCCCAGAGCACCGCTTCGAACGGTCAGAAGGCAGCCACCATCGCTGCCAACGCTCTGACCAAGTTCTGAGGTGAACGTCTGATCGACAGGAGAGCGCCGTGACCGTAACAGCGGCCCAGTTCAGTGACTTCGTCGGCTACACGCCGACAGAGGAAGCAGAAGTCACAAGGATTGAGGTACTGCTGGATCGGGCACGGCGCTCTCTTGCGTCAGAACTCCGTCTCCCCGACCCTCTGGCGGGTGATGACGAACTCGACTACCGAGACGCCGTTTGCGAACTGGCGCACCTGTACCTCGAAGCCGAGAAGGCCGGGGCGATGGAGATTCTCGCCCTGCCTGTCAGCCAACTGTCCCTCGGGACGCTCTTCTGGACGAAGGCGTCCGGAGGCTTCACTGCCACGATGTCGAACCTGCCTACGGTCAGTCGCGTTCTCTCTCGATGGGGTTTGGGATACGTTCGTCGACAGAAGATCGTCCTTGAAGGTGAACTCGACTATCCGGAGTGAGAGATGGCGTTCCCGTCGACCGGCCTCCCCGACCGCATCGTGGTGCACCGTCGCTCCGTCACCGGCATGGACGACGATGACAACGCCGTGTATGGCTGGCACGACCTGATCCAGCCTCGCCCCACTCGCTTCTACCGCGATGTCCCCCGCACGGTCCCGCTCGTTCGAGAAGGTCTGACCGTTCAGGCCATGGTGGCGTTCAAGTTCTTGCCCGGAGATCCGGGGTTCGACTACAAGGACGAAGTGACTCTCACTGGTCCGGAGTTTCCGACGGACGGGACTCGCTTCGTCGTGGTGTGGGTGTATCCGAAGATGCTGTGGCGGAGCCAGTCACACTGGGAGATCGCCATCGGCACGGCGGGCGATGTCTTCAGGAGCAATGATGGCTAGGGTGCCCATGGGTGGCAAGCGGGTCAGCATCCACTCGGAGACGTCCCAGTGGTGGGTTGGCATCGCTGCGATGCAGGCTGGCGCTGAGGCCCGTTCCCGAGCGGCACACAGGGCGGGGGCACAGGGCATGCTCGACGAGGCCAAGGACCGCGTCCACATCGACTCGGGTGCTTTGCACGACTCCGGACGCTTGGAGGAGCGTGAGACGCCCACGGGGGTGGAGATCGACGTCATCTTCGGCGGGGAGGAGTACGGCGTCGACTATGCGGGCTACGAGGAGACGTTGCACCCGTACCTCGCTCCGTCGACCGGCAGGCTGATGTCTGACTTTGAGGCAAGGGCGGGTGACTACTGGTGAACATCGTGACCGGTGGAAGGCGGGAGTTGCTCACGCACTCCGACGTCATGACCCTGCTGACCGGAGGGGTCCACAAGCACAAGTTTCCGACGGAGATCGACCTCACCGGCAAGGTGTCGGCTGTCCTGAGGCTCGTCGGTGGTTGGGGTCGCTCGACCCAGTCGGCCACGTATCCACGCCTCGCAGTGATCGTTCAGGCCGACCCGACGCGCACGGTCGACGGGGGCATCACGGCTGAGAATGCCGACGACCGGGCTATCGCTGCACTCGCGGCGATCGACCGCCACTTCCACCGGACGACTCGGGAGGTCGTCTTCTGGGGAACCGTCCGCGTCCTCGGGTCAAACCGGGAGACCGAGCCGACGGAGGTGAACCGTCCCAACAACTTGACCTCGTGGTGGCAGCAGATTTACGACGTGAAGGTTGGATAGATGAAGATTGGACTGCAAGGACCGTTCTCGCCGTACTCCGGGTATGGCAACGACTCGATCGGTCTGGCGATGGCGCTGAAGGCTCGTGGGCACGTGGTGTATCCGTTCCCGTCGCTCGTGGAGATCGGACTGCCGAACGAGGTGGCCCAGATGTTCACCCAGACGATGCCGCTGAAGATCGACGCGCTGGTGATCGCTGCACCGCCGAACGAACTACGCCCCAAGGAGGGCGTCACCGACAAGACGAACTGCATCATCGGGTGGAGTATGTGGGAGCAGACGCTCCTTGACCCCGGCTTCATGAAGGGGTCTGGACGGTGGCCGTTCCGCCACCTGACTCGCCTCCTCGCCTACGACCCCGTTTCGGCTGAGGCATTCCGCAAGGCTGACCCGGCAGTTCGGGTTGACGTTCTTCAAGGTGGCGTAGATGCCGACTTCTGGCCGTACAAGGAGAAGGACTGGTCCGGAGTCTTCCGCTTCGGCATGCTCGGTGCTCTGCACGGTCGGAAGAACCCATGGGCTGCCATCGAGGCGTTCTCCGAACTCCGGGCCGAGGGAGAGTTGGCTGACGCTGAGTTGGTCCTGAAGACGAACATTCCGGGGTTGCATCCGAAGATCGACGAGGTCTACCCCGGTGTTCGGGTGATCAACGAAGTCTGGTCCCGTGAGCAGGTCCGGGAGTTCATCCAGAGCATCCACTGCTATGTCGCTCCGTCGGTCGGTGAGGGGAAGAACCTTCCGGCCTTGGAGGCTCAGTTGTCCGGAGCGGTGTGCATCGCGACCGGTTGGGGTGGCCACGCCGTCTGGCAGCACCCGTCGTACAGCCATGCGATCGAGTACGACCTCACGAAGGTGGACCCGAACGGCGAGAGCCTTGTGGCCACACCGTCGAAGGAGCATCTGAAGAGCCTGATGCTTCAGGTCTACAACGACCGCAGGAAGGCCAAGGAGATGGGCCACCGGGCGTCCGGAGCGATCCGTGCACAGTGCGACTGGAAGACTGTTGTTCAGAAGTTGGAGCGGACCATCGGGATGTCCCAGATCGCCGGGAGTTCACATGGGTGAAGAAGTGGGGATGAGGTGTCCGCTCGACAGCCAGCGCCAGTTCGGCAAGGTGCTCGGAGATGACCGCACGACGATCAGCGCCAACCTGTTGGAGTTCTCGTGTGACAAATGTCGTCGCCGCACCGGCAAGGTGACGCTGCATCGCTTCGACCTGTCTGGACAGTTCGTCGAGACGGTGACGAAGTAGCGTCGGAGTGTCCGCCCGTGACACGTGTTGCACCCGGTGCTGACGTGGCATGATCTAAGAGCCACGAGCAGCCGAAAGTTCACACCTTGGGCGTCATGCGCAAGGAACGAAAGGGTGTACAGCAATGGCATACGAAACAGTGGAGGGCTTCAGCCTGTCCCACGTCGCGGTCCTCGATGGATCGACCGGCGCGGAACTGGTTGACGGTGACATCTACGGTGTCAACGAGGCGTCTTTGGACCCCGACACCGACTCCTACGACAACGAGGGCGACGACGCAGTTTTGTCGACGTGGTACTGGCTCAACGGTGCCACCCTCACGGTGCAGGGTGGCTACCTGCCGATGAAGTTGGTTGCCGCGCTCACGGGCGAGACGATCAAGTCCTCGGGAGCCGGTGCCGCTCAGCAGAACGAGATCCTCCTGTGGACGGACCGGTCGATGAACGTGGCCCCCAAGCCTGTTCTCATCCGCATCCCGGCTCGTGACGACTCGGGCAACCCCCGAACGCTCGACCTCGTGCTCTTCAAGGTGAACTTCAGCCCCATCACGTTCGACGGTCCGTCGTACAAGGATGGCCTGAAGATCAACTACGAGGGCAAGGCGACGTACAGCACGAAGAACGAGGCTGGCGTCCTCCTGTCGACCGCGTACTCCGGCTTCCCCGTCGGCGGCAAGGCCGTCGCGAAGGCCCTGTCCAAGCCGTAACAACAAGGAGTGATCATGACCGCTACGACGGCTGAGATCGAAAAGCCTGCAAAGGCGAAGGCACGAAAGACAGCAGAGAAGAAGCCGGACTTGGAGATCATCCTCCCCGATCCGGCTGACCTGACTGTCGGTGGAGTCAGGTGCGAGGTGCAGCACCTGAAGACCCGCGAGTTCTTCATGTTGATGGGACTCGTCACCAGCACGCTGGGTGGCGACGCGCTGTCAGGGCTCGACTCTGATGACCCTGACTCGTTGAAGACGGAAGTCATGGGGGCGGTGCTCGTGGCACTACCGCTCGCATTGGATGACTTCCTCCGTCTCGTGAAGCGCGTGGTCACTCCTGTCGACCCTGCGGACGCTCCGGTGTTCAACAAGGCGATCGACAACCCTGAGCCGGACGAGATGTTGGAGATCGTCGACGCCATCATCGAGAACGAAGGCGACAACCTCTGGTCGCTGTGGGGAAAAGCGAAGACGTATCTGGCGAAGTGGCAGGAGAAGTTCAAGAACGGTCCGAGCGACCTTGGGCGTTCGCGTTCGACCTCATCCTGAGCCAGTACGGCGGCTACACCGACGAGACGCTCCTCGATCTACCACTGGATCGAATCCGCCAGATGGTGGATGTCATCTCGATCCGGCAGGCCGAGGAGTCACGACAGGACCGGGAGTTCTCGGTCGCAGTCGCAGAAGTTGTTACCAAGTCCATAGGAGGGTTCCTCAGCGGAGTCGCGGCTGACGGAAAGGCCGGTAAGAGGGTTGCAGCAGCAGCAGGTCGCCTGAACTTCCGCAGGATGTTCAAGATCGACAACCCGAAGAATCGCAAGGTTCCGACGGTGCGACAGGTGATGGCAGCGTTTGGTATCGGTTCCGACGGGTTGGGCGGGAAGCGAACATGAGCAACTTCGGCACGGCTGTCTTCACGGCGGTCCTGAACAACGCCCAGTTGATTCAGGCGTCCCGCACGTCCGCGACCGCTCTTGCTGGTATCAGTCGTGCCGCTGCGGGGGCTGGTCGCGGACTCACGGGTGGCCTGACCGTCCCGATCGTCGCTGCTGCTGGTATTGCCGTTGCTCGCTCGGTGCAGATCGAGAACGCATGGAACGAAGTCCGGGCGACGTACAACGAGACGGACTTCAAGAAGGTCGAGCAGGCGATCCGTCCGCACGGGGAACTGGCCACTGCTGTGGACGGCCTGTCTCAGCAGTACGGTCTCAACCGCAAGTCGGTCATCGAGAACCTCGGCACGCTGTCCCAGATGGGGTACGTCGGCAAGCAGGCGACCGGTACGCTCCGGCAGGGCTTGGAGTTCGCGGTCGCGGCTGGCATTCCTCTCGAAGAGGGCCTCTCGACGACCGTCTCGCTGACGAACACGTTCCGCCTCGAAGGCGAGAAGTTGACCGACGCCCTGCGTGGCCTCAACAAGGTGGAGAACGACACGGCTGCCTCTGGTCAGGACTTGACGGATGGTCTGCGACGAGCCGGTGGCGCTGCGTACTCCCTTGTCGGTCCGGGCTTCTCGGCCTCCGATGCGATCGGCTCCATCGCTGGTGGTATGGCCGTCTTCAAGGGTGCCGGTCAGGAGACCATGCGGTCGGCTGACGCCCTTCGAGCGATCTTCCAGCGGCTCTACACGACCGGACCGAAGGTCAACGCATTGTTCGAGAAGATGGGTGTCTCGACGAAGGACGCGAACGGCAACCTCGTCCCGTTCCCCAAGTTGCTGGGTGACATTGGTGCCAACTTCGACAAGTTGAACCGTCAGGAGCAGTTGCAGTTCACGAAGAGCGCCATCGGTGTCGAGTTCGGCCCGCTCTTCGACATGCTCATCAAGGACGTCAACAAGGGGAATGCCAGTCTGTACAAGACGGCGGCTGAGGGGTTCAAGGACGTCAAGGCAGGTGCGGCTGCCTACGAGCGTGAGTTGAAGATCCGTGGCGAGTCGATGCAGGCGGTCATCGGTCGCATCGGCGCTTCGTTCGACAAGTTCATCGACTCAGCGACTCCTGTCATCAAGAGCATCGTCACACCGATCGCCAACGCCATCGCTACATGGGTTGACTCGTTCTCGAAGGCATCCCCTGCCGTCCAGCGGATGGTGATCATCGTGGGGGCGCTGATCGCTGTCATCGGACCGCTGCTCGTGATCATCGGCATCATGTCAGCGGCTATCGGGGCAATCTCACTGCCGGTCATCGCTGTGATCGCCGGGATCGTCGCACTGATCGCCGGGATCGCCATGTTCATCCGGTGGCTGAACCAAGGGTCTGACGCGGCGAACAAGATCAAGGCGGTCCTCGGGTTCGTGGCCGAGGTGGTGAAGAAGTACTTGCTCGCCGCATGGGGAAGCATGTCCGACGCCATCAAGAACCTGCTGCCGATCCTGAAGGTTGTCGGAGCAGTCCTTGGTGTCGTCATCGTCGCTGCCGTGGTCGCACTGGCGGCTGCCATTCGGGTTGCTGCGTTCGCCTTCAAGGTGTGGACCGAGGTCGTCCAGTGGGTGGCGAACTTCATCGTCGGTATCTTCAAGTGGATCTACGACGTCCTGCTTGGCCACTCGATCATCCCGGACATCGTCAACGGGATGAAGGCGTGGTTCCAGCGGGGCTACGACATCGTCAAGTCGATCTTCACGGCGGTCAAGACGTTCTTGGCGAACATCTGGAACGGCATCAAGGCCGTGGTCGACGCTGCTATCGGCGCAGTTATGTCGACCATCAAGACTGGCCTGACGAACCTGAAGAACAACTGGACAGCAGTGTGGACGGCTATCAAGACTGCCGTCTCGACTGCTTGGACCGGTATCAAGTCGGTTGTTTCGGCTGCATGGAAGGCATTGGCTGATGGGCTGAAGACCGGTTGGACGAACCTGAAGACCAACTGGTCGAACGCTTGGACTGCGATCAAGACGACCGTGTCGAATGTCTGGACCGGCATCAAGGGGATCTTCAAGACCTTCAAGGACGGCTTGACGAGCCTTGGCTCGCACTTCGGCACAGTTCAGCGCACCATCGAGACCGCATGGGGCAAGGTGAAGGAGAGTGCTGCCAAGCCGATCCGGTTCGTCATCAACACGGTGCTGAACAACGGCCTCATCAGGGGGTTCAACGCGATCAGCGGCAAGATCGGTGGGCCGAAGATCCCGAGCATCAGCGCTGGCTTCTCTGGTGGTGGCTTTACGGGCCGTGGAGGCAAGTACACGCCTGCTGGCATCGTTCACCGTGGCGAGGTCGTGTGGTCTCAGGAGGACATCAACCGCTCGGGTGGCGTCAAGGCTGTCGAGACGGCTCGACGGAGCGGCCTGCCTCCGTACTGGGGTGGCGGCATCGTCGACTGGGCCAAGAGCGCATGGGACAAGGTGCAGACCGGGGTGACGTCGACTGTCGACTTCTTCAAGAACATCGGAGGCAACCTGCTGCCTGACCTGAGCGGGGTCGGTAACACGACGCTGGGTCAGATTTTGAAGTCCGGACTCGGCAAGTTGAAGGATGCTGCGATCCGGAAGTTGAAGAGCGTCTTCGACATGGGTGGCAACGCCAACGGTGCTGGCATGGGGTGGCGCGCTCAGGTCGCATGGGCTCGCAGGAACACGCCGTGGGCGGCAATCACGTCGACCGTTCGTACTGGCAACCCGGCGTCCGACCACGACAAGGGCCGCGCCATCGACCTCGCTGGTGCTCGCATGGGAGACACCTTCGAGGCGATTAAGCGGTTCTACAAGGCGTCGTCTGTTCGGTCGCTGTACTTCTCGCCCAAGGGGAGCCGTCAGATCCGCTTCGGCAGGGTCATGGACACGCCTCCGCACATCAAGACCGAGCACTACGACCACGTCCACTGGGCCATGCGTCGTGGTGGCGTCGTTCCGGGGTCGGGATCGGGTGACCGGACGAATCTGCGAGCCGAGCCGGGAGAGTTCGTGCTGGCGAAGAACGTCGTTCGCAAGATTGGACTGGCGAACCTGCGGCGAGCCAACAACAGCCGGGATCCTCTGGCCGTACTGGCGAATGCTGCCGGTGCTCCGAATGCTCGGGGTCTTGCCATGCGGGCGAACCCGGCAGAGTTCGCTCCGGGGCTCATGCGTCGCTTGGATGCCACCGCCATCACGCCCGGCGTTGGAGGGGCGAGGATCGAACTGGACCACTCGGGCCAGACGATTGGCGAGCAGCACTTCCACTTCACGATCAACAACCCGATCGCTGAGCGGGCGTCTGAAAGCACGCAGGAGCGCTTGCGCCGGTCCTCGGCTCTCGGTCTGATCAACAGCCGTACGGCCAAGGGAGACTGAGATGGCGGAGTTGACCGTCAATGGGACCGAGTTGTCTCAGGTCGCATGGAACGTGGTGAGCCGTGGTGGGCGATGGAAGGTGGCCGGTCGGCTCGGAGACAACCCTCGCCTGCCCGGTGTTCATGGATCGCTGTTCATCCCCGGCAAGACGTACGACGAGAACACGCTCCTCCTGACGATGTATGCCGTGGGGTCAAACGCTGACGGGACGTTCCCCGCATCGCCCAGTCGCAAGCAACTGTGTCGGGACAACATCGAAGCGTTGATGACTCTCTTCACGCAGCCGAACCTGCTGTCACTGAAGCAGTACGCAGACGACGGGACGACGTACCGGGAAGCGCTGTGCGAGGTCACTCAGGCGATCGACTTCTCGACCATGGCGGGAGGCACGAGGGCGGAGTTCGCGGTCGAGTTGAGGGTGCCGGGAGTCTTCTGGTTCGACGGAGTAGCGATCAACCAGACCTTGAACATCACGTCGACCAACCAGACGTTGACCTTCACGTCGTTCAACGGGTCGGCTCCACTGGTGAACGCGAACTTCGAACTGACTGCTGGTACGACACAGGCTGTCAGTCCCCGGTTGACCGACCCCGTCACGGGCCAGTGGGTTCAGGTGTCTCCCACCTTGTCCACGGGCCAGAAGTGGGTCGTTGACAGTGCCGCATGGACGTCCACCATCGCGGGGTCGAACGTATTGCAGTCGACGACGCACGGCCTCGGGGCGACGTTCCTCGATCTGACCCAGAGGTCTGCGGGGGTTCAGGTGCAGGTCCAGAACGCCAACACAGGCACATTGAAGATCACCGCGAAGAGGGCATGGTTGCTGGCATGAGTGTTTTCGAGGTTCGAACGTTTCTGGCCAATGGCACGCAGGACAAGGTCGTTCAGGGTGCCAAGCCGGACTTCACGACGATCCTCAACGACTCCGGCATGGTGTCCTTCTCGTTGCCTGCCAAGAAGGCGGTTGATGCCGGTCTCGGGCACTCGGTCGAGGTGGCCCTGTTCTACGACGGTGTCGAGATCGAGAACAGTCGCGCTCGCCTGAAGGAGACCGAAGGCAATGCCGTAGGTGCCAACGACGCTCCCGGCACTGGTGGTGAGGTGACGTGGGCGGGCAAGACGTGGTTGTCGATCTTGGAGAAGGGGATCGTCTACCCCAGCAACTGGCCGACTGCGCCTGCGACGGACGGTCACACGTTCACGAACGCCACTGCTGGTGCCGTGATGAAGACGCTCATCAACCTTGCTCAGACGCGAGGTGCTCTCAGCGGACTGACGCACTCATCGTGGAGCAGCACGACCGATGCGAACGGTGCTGCATGGACTCAGACCATCACGTTCACTGCTCCGACCGGCGCGTCAGTCAAGAGCGTCTTGGAGATGCTCGTTCGTGCTGGTCTGGTCGACGTGGAAACCGTCGGTCGAGAGATGAAGTTGTACAAGGGGGACACGCTCGGTACCGACTGGGCGACTCCGGGGGCAGCAAACCCGGTGGTTCTCCGGAGGGGTCGGCAGGTCACGGACCTGCCGTACTCGGAGTCGTCGGAAGAACTGGTCAACGCGTACTTGCTGCTCGGTGACAACAATCAGGTGTTCGAGCGGGTCAACTCGTCCTCGGTGACTCAGTACGGACGTCAGGAAGGGTCGTTCTCGCAGACCGGCATTGCCGATCAGGGGACGTTGTACATCCTCGGGGACATGCAGTTGTCAAAGACGGCGGCTCCGCGCTCGTCGTACACGTGCAAGGTGGAGCACGAGGTCTCAGGGTCGAAGCCCTTTCTGACGTACAACGTTGGTGACTGGGTGTTCCTCGACCGCTTCGGCTACTTGGAGCGCTTCCGCATCCGTCAGTTGTCGGCCAGCATCGAGAATGACCAGCGCCACACTGTCGTCGCCACGCTGAACGACATCTTCTTGGAGCGCGATCTCATCAACGAGCGGCGCTTGGAAGCCATTGTCGGCAGTACGTCTAGTGACTCCGGTGGATCGGTGACACCGGGTCCGGACAACCCGCCTGACACGGTTGCCCCGAAGGCCCCTACCGGCCTTGGTGGGACGACGTCCGCCTACCTCGACGCGTTCGGTCGTCCGAGGGCTGGTATCTCGCTCACGTGGGTCGATCCGACCCAGAGCACCGACAACACGAGCATCGATGACCTCCGGGAGATCCGCGTCTACCGTCGGACCGACTCCGCAGTAGCGCCATGGGTGCAGATCAACACGGTGGCTGCTGGTGAGCAGGTCGCCTACGTGTCCGACCTCGACCCCAATACGTACTACCGGTTCTCGATCATCGCAGTCGACGAGGCGAACAACTGGTCGCCTCGTAGCGCCGAGTTGCGCATCCTCATGGCGGCTGACACGACGCCCCCCGTGACCCCGTCGACTCCGACCGTCACTGTCCGTCTGTCGGTCGCATCAATCGGCTGGAACGGGCTCGACAACGTCGGAGGCGCGATGCCTGCTGACTTTGACCGGTTGGAGGTGCACGTCGGTACGACCTCGACATTCACACCGACGTCTGCCAACCGGATCAACGTGATCAGCAAGGCTGGTGTGGTTGCTTGGCCAGTCCCCTCGTACAGCACGACGTACTACGCACGACTCGTTGCCTATGACACGTCGGGCAATGCGTCGCCTGCATCTGCATCCACGTCCTTCTCGGCCGCGACCATCGGAGCAAGCGACCTTACGGTTGGAGTGGCTGGCAACCGCTCCACCGTCAGTGCGACTGCTCCGACGTCACCGACGCCCGTCGCTGGTGACATCTGGATCGACACGGCCAACGGCAATGTCATCAAGGTGTACGACGGTACGAACTGGGTTCTCCGTCAGGATGCCGCCATATCTGGTGCCTTGCAGCGCATCACGACCTCTGGATCGCAGAAGACGTTCCGGTCCGTTCTTGACTGGACCAACGGCACGGCGTCCCTCGCTGACAACATCGTCATTCATACGCCGATCACGTTCGGCAACTACATGACGACGCTGCGTATCAAGGGGTACAACTACAAGGCCGGTACTACTGACATAGATCTCGGGGTAGGGTTCCGCGCCCACTCGGGTGGCCTCGACAGTACTGGTGTCACGATCAACGGATCGTTCCCTGCCGGGGTCAGGTTGGCCAAGGAGACCGCTACCAACACCGTGGCGATCATCCTGTCGTCCAACGACACGAGCAACATCTTCAAGTATCCGAAGATCACGATCCCCGAGGTGATCATCGGACACACGACGCCGCCAGACTCGTTCCTTGATGGATGGACAGCAACGGTCGAAACCGAAGCAACTGTCACGGGGGCGGCCTACACGCTGCTGACGACTCCGCCCATGTCCAATGCTCTCGCCTTGGCATCTGCTGCTCAGGCGACGGCAAACGGCAAGAACGTCGTGACGTACTCGACTGCCGCTCCGACTGTGAACGACGTTGGGTCGACGGGTGACCTCTGGTGGCGTCAGTCGGGTAACCAGATCATCGGTCAGTGGGTGAGCGGTGGAGGTACGCCGGGTGCGTACGTCTGGACCGCGACCACGCTTCGGAATGAAGTCATCGCAACGCTTGACGCTGCGAAGATCACAACCGGGTTCCTTGACGTGGCAAACCGGATTCAGACCAATGCGCTGACCATCGGACAGGTCAACGGACTTCAGACGACGCTCAACGCCAAGACGACGACGTTCGCCCAGACGTCCATCCCGACGTCCACTGCGGCTGGCGACCTCTGGGTCGACACAGACGATGACAACAAGATGTACCGCGCTGCTGCGGCAGGGGTCAGCACGATCGGTGCGGCTGCTTGGGTTGCGCTTCCGGCCTCGACGACGAAGACCTTCGCCCAGACGTCCATCCCGACGTCTGTCAACGCTGGTGATCTTTGGATCGACACCGACGACGCGAACAAGACCTACCGAGCCTTTGCCGCTGGGGTCAGCACGATCGGCTCTTCGGCGTGGGTGCTTATCGACAACACGGCCTTCAAGGCGACGACTGATCTGGTCAACACGTGGGTGTACCCCGGTCAGACGACTATCAACGGTGGCTTGGTCCAGACGAACACCATCACTGCCCGACAGATGATTCTCGGTGATGACAAGAACCTTGTGCCAAACGGTGCTGGCGAGTTGGGTGTCTTGGGCGGGTGGATCAGCCCACCCAGCGCTCTCTATGAGACCGCTGGCACTCCGTCTGATGTTCGAGGGGCAGTCAAGACCGCGTCAGGACAGGGGTCGGTGTCCGGTGGGGGGATCGAGTCGTACGGCTGGGACTGCACTCCGGGAGAGCAGTTCCTCGTAGAGGTGTGGCTGAAGGCGGACTTGCCCAACTCGCGTATCTACGTCGAACTGCGGGATCAGGCCAATGCTCACGCTACGACGAACGTCCCGATTGCCGGTGAGAACAACGGCATGAGTGCAGGAACGTCCTACCCGATCAGCAACCTCGTCGTCCCGACGGTGTGGACGAAGTACGCCTCACTGGCCACGGCCACGGCCACGGCGACTCGCATGCGCATCGGAACCGTGTACTTCAACCATGTGAATGGTACGGAGGTCAACGCCTCACAGTCGATCGCGATCCGTATCCGGCGCAAGTCGCCCGGCAAGTTGATTGTTGATGGAACCGTCACGGCTCTTCAGTTGGCTGCTGGTTCTGTTGTCACCGACAAGTTGGGCGCTCGTGCCGTTACGTCGGACAAGGCAGACGTGGGCTTCCTGCGCGCTGAGCACATGGCTCTTGGTGTACTGCGCACGAACCGGAGCAACGCCCCGTCCTTCGAGGAAGATTACGTTCTGACGGATTGGTCACCGTTCACCACTGGCCAAGGCGACATGAGCAAGTGGCGCAAGGATGTTGTTAGTGGCTCGGTCGGAGGGGTTCGCAGCGTTTCTGCCGGTCGCTCCCGTTCGGGATCCAATGGGGCCTCGATGACATCTGCTGCTGGTGGGTCCTCGGGACTCGTCTCGAACACGTTTGAGACGACGGTAGGTAGGACGTATCGCCTCGTTGTCTATGCTGCTTCAGTCACGTCCCCGGCCACCATGGTGATCAGCGTTCAGAAGGGCTCGACTCAGGCGGATATCACGGGGTTCTCGTCAGAGACGGTCACAGGCGACTCGACGTGGACAAGCCCCACAGTTGTGACTGAACCCCTGCTGTCGTCGTCGTTTGAGACCTTCTCGTACACGTGGACCGCTACGGCTGCATGGACGGCGGTTCGCATCACGAACTTCCAGCCTGCCGCTGCCGCGACACTGGTGATCGATGACGTCTCGGTGGTCGAGGTTGGTATCGGCGGAGCAACGGAGATCACGGCTGCTGGCATGCGCCTGTTTGATGACGAGGGCAATGAGGCAACGGCTCTCGTGACCAACCGAAGCAACTACTTCTCGGTGCAGAACCTCGGCAAGACGGTTGCTTCTATCAGTGACGTTGGTGGTGCAGCCTTCACCCAGTTGAACGTTGCTGGCGTTGACAGCAATGGTGACGACGTTCCTGACAGTGGCTTGGAGGTCTACGGTCGAGACTTCATGGATTGGCAGATGGACAGCAGCGCCGGGACTGTCGCTCAGGTGTACTTCACGTCGCAGTGGAACTCGCCGAACGTCACGTCAGAGATCGGCATCGGTGAGATCTCGTTCGAGGCCGATCCGCAGCGCTCGTACCTGCTGTTCTTCAACGGGATCATGTGGCACTGGGTGACCAGTCGAACCACTGCTGTCTTTGGTCTGCGTTACACGGAGGATGGGTCACCCCCCACGGTGAACTCGTTCCTCTGGGACACGACGTCGGAGATCGCCCCTGCCGCGACCGGAGAGTACGCAAGCAGCACCCCAATGGTCCTTGAAGGTCAGTGGAACTCGACACCCGGTGTTCCGGTCCGCGTGCTTCTGACTGTTCGCCGTGGCTATGGGACTGGGAGCGTCCAAGTTGGAGTCGACCCCAACGGCACGGCCTTCCCCCGCAAGTACATCCGCATGGCGGTCATGGATCAGGGGCGGGCTGTCGCTGAGACATGGCTCGGTAACGATGGTGGTGGTGGAGCCGGTACGCCCACCACGGCGAAGAAGACGTATGTCAAGACGTACCGCTCGACGTCCTCTGGCACGTACACCGGAAGTGGGGTCAAGCGGACCAACACGTCTGACGTCGTGCAGGGATACATGGGTTCGAACGGCAACGGTCGGGGCCTCTGGACCTTCCCATCCATGACGAGCGACTTGTCCGGTGCGACCATCCGAAAGATCGAGGTGTATGCCTACGCAAGCCACTGGTACTACAGCGCTGGTGGCACTGCACGCATCCACGTTCACGGCCACACGACGGTGCCTGCTTCGAGCCCGACTCTGACGTATGCAATCGAGTCGACTAAGTGGCAGAAGCCCGGTGGTCGATGGGTGGTGCTGCCGTCGTCCTTCTACGCTGGGTTTGCCAGTGGCACGTACCGAGGCTTTGGAATGGGACCGGCTCCGAGCAACTCGCCCACGTACTACGGTCGGTTCACAGGTGGTGCAGGGGCGCTCATCCGCGTCACCTACGTCAAGTGAGGTTAGGAGCAGGATCATGGGTGCCGTCGCCAATGCCGCAATGCTGATCGGGAGTGCTCAGTGGAGAGATCTCGTGACTGCCGCAACCCTGTACCAAGCACGAGAAGTTCTGTCCGGCGCGGTCGATGAGACTCCGCTGGGGCAGCGGCGACGAGAGTTGGCTCGGCAGACGCTCGCCAGTCCCGGTACGACAGTGCAGTACATGATCCCGTTGATCGCCACCTTGCCGGAGATCGCCACGTCAGCCACGACAGTAGGAGCGGTCAACGAGGGAGCGCTCCTCACGGCTGTAGCGGGCATGTGGAACGCGCTCGCCCAAGAGTTGATCACTCTTCCGGCTACGTAGGTGCTGTTCGTTCGCAAAGCGGCGCTGTACCTTAGTTATGCAGCGCAGCAACGATCGAGGAGACGTGATGGGTGCACTTGCATACCTGTGTGATGACACCAGAGGTGACTGGGGAGCGGCGTCCGGAGGAGTGGTGAACGTCGTCCCGGTTAGCGACAAGGACCAGTTCCTGAGTCACTGGGACGGAGGTTCCGCACTTGGCTTGGCCGCAAAGTCGCATGCGCAGTGCCTCGCTCGGGTCAAGGCCGTCCAGACGTTCCACATGGGGTCGTCCCGAGGTTGGGCGGACATTGGCTACAACACGCTCGTCTGTCCGCACGGTCGGCTGATCGAGGGTCGAGGTGTTCTGACCGTTGGAGCGCAGTGTCCCGGATACAACCGGTCCGGCATCGGAAGCCAGTTCATGATCGGCGGGAGTGACGGCCTCCCGGCTGTCATGTTGAACCGTCAGCGCAAGTTCTACGACGACCTGTACCAGATCCGCAAGGAAGTTCAGCGGAAGATGGGTCACCGCGACGGAACGTCGACCTCGTGCCCCGGAGATCCGGTTTACGGGTGGGTCGTCAAGGGGATGCCGATCATCGGCGCGACCCCGACTCCGACCCCGACTCCACCGCCTGCTCCCGTGGTGGTGAACCCGCCCGGTCCGCGCCACCCGTTCCCGCTGCCCTCGTCGGCGTACTACTTCGGTCGCAACGACGGTCGGAAGTACTCGGTGTCGGGGTACTACGGCAGGACGTTCAACGGTCGCCTCGATCGCTCGTGGATCCAAGAGTTCGCCTCGCAGTTGTCCCGACGCGGTTGGGACATCGGCAAGGGGAGGAAGTACCTCACGACCGACGGGAACAACGGGTACTTCGGTCCTGAGTACGAACGTCTGACCAAGGCGTTCCAGTCCAGCCGTACGGCACTGAAGGGCGATGTCGACGGCCACGTCGGTCCCAACACGTGGAAAGAAGCCTTCTTCGCGAAGGTCACCTGAGGAGAATCATGGCCAAGACGCTCACCCTCGCAGGAATCCAGTCCGAGAAGCGACTGATCGCTGACGCGAAGAACCGCGCACTGCGCACGTTCCTCGCTGCTATCGGCGTTGATGTCGGCATGGCAGTCGCACTGTTCGTCTACGACACGCTCAACGACGCCTCGGGATGGGGAAGTTTCGACTGGTACGTCCTGTCGTTCCTGTTCGTCAAGACGCTCCTCGTCTCGGCGGCGTCATACATCTTGCGTCGTCGGATTGACGGATCGGCAGTTCCGACCCCGCTGCCGCCCGCTCCACAGCCAGCACCCGCTGAACGTGTAGGTCGAGAAGGCCAGCCAATCGAGGCCGACGAGGTGGACTAGGCTCCCTGACTCGGAGCCCCAGTTGCCCTAGCATGAAGATGCGCCGGAGTGTCTAACGACGCTTCGGCGTTTCTTCTCAGTCAGCCCGCTCGTAAGGAGACGCCGCCATGGCGAACGCACTGTTCAACCCCGGTCGTGAGGGCTTCCTCGCAGGCGAGATCGACTGGGACACTGCTGTCATCAAGGTCGCGCTGGTGCGGGCCTACACGTTCTCTGCTGCTCACAAGTTCGTCTCCGAAGTCACCGCTGCTGGTGGTGTTCTGCACGTGACCTCGGCTGCTCTGACGAACAAGTCCGTCACTGGTGGTACGGCTGACGCTGACGACGTGACCTACACGTCGGTCGCGGCGAATGCATCGAACCACAGCCTCCTGATCTTCCAGTCCTCGGCTGTCACTGGCGGCGCTGATGTCGCGGCCACCGCTCAGCGGCTCATCGCATGGATCGACACGGGCACGAACCTGCCGATCGTGCCGAATGGTGGCAACGTGACGGTCGCTTGGGACAACGGAGCCAACAAGATCTTCACACTGTAAGGAGTCGACGTGGCGACCAACTTTCCCGCTTCGGTCGACTCGTTTCCTCGACCGGGGATGACGTCCAATACGGACGATCCCGGTGTTGAGTTGGATGTCATGCTCGACCACCACTCGGATGCACTTGAAGCGGTCGAGGATGCTGTTCTCGATGGTGGAGTCGGAGGAGACGGGTCGGTTCTTGCTGTCATCGCGTTGTCGCAGGCTGCATACGACGCTCTTGGCACCAAGGACCCCAAGGTTCTCTATGTGGTGACCTGATGGGCGGGCTGTACATCGGGTCGTCACCCGTCACGATCCCCGGCATGGGTGGTTCCGTAGGAATGCCTACGTTCGGCAGCGATCCTGCTACACCCCAGCCGGTGACGGGTCATGCTGCGATCTCTGTGGCCGCAGGGGGTACTGCATTGACGAAGGGTGCATGGACTGAGGTCATTGCATCGACGGCAGCCGATTCCAGTCTTCTCATGCTCTCTCTCGCCGTAGGTGCCAACGGCGTTCTGACCGACGGCTTGATGGACGTGGCCGTTGGACCTGTGGGCAGTGAGGTCGCGATAGTTCAAGACTTGGCTGTAGGTGGTCTCGCTGTTCAGTGGCGTCTTGCTCTACCGGTACAGATTCCGGCAGGAAGTCGTGTGGCGATTCGGTGGGCATGTGTTACCGCCTCTCGTGCCATGACTGTCGTCTATGCCCTCGGAGTCGTCCCGACTGAAGCAAGGTCGTCCGACGGCACTCTTGATGTCTTCGGGGCCGACGTCAGCACGGGGAAGGGTGTCATCGTGTCAAGCAGTTCCGGTTGGGTTGAGGTCGTAGCCGCGACTCCGCGTTCCTATCGGAATGTCATGCTGATCCCCTCGATCAATGGGGTGAACAACCCGAGTCAGAACACCTACATCCGGGGGGGCAAGGGTGCCCCCGGCTCGGAAGTTGAACTGGGCCGGATGTGGTCTCGGTACAGCAACACGGAGTCGATCTGGACCGACGGAACCGTTGCTCCTGAGGGCTACTCGCAGTTTCTCCCCGGAGTGCCAGCGGGTACCCGACTCGCCGTTGCAACGACGTCCGGGTTTTCCATGGGTGCCTGTCTGATTGGAGTCCCTTGATGAGCACTTACGCTCTGTATGAAACGGACACGGGTCGTCTTGTCTCCGTTGGTTCGACGGCAGCCAGCCCCGTACCCAGCGGCTTGACACTGTTGGATCTCGGGACCGATGACAGGCTGCTGACTGGCTATGGGTACTGGGATCCGGCCACCCGCACAGTTCTGAACGTCGTTCCGTCGCCGGTTGATCTTGTAGCCACTGTCGCAGCACTCACCGATGTCACGGCGTTGACCGGGCGCTTGACACGGCTCGCTGCGTACAAGACCGATACTGATCTGACGACCGTTCTTGCACAGACGAACAACCAAGCATTGCCGACGGCAACGTTGAACCGGGCGTTGAAGACGATGATTCGTCGAGATGAACGACAGACTGCTGCGATCGCTTTGCTCGTTCGATTGCTGAACAACGCGCTGCTTGCTGATGTGACCGACACGACTGACGCCTGAGCCCGAGGGGAGGACGCATGGCGACTACCGGCGTTCTCTGGGCCGCCTCAGCCGCAGCGGCGAGTGGCACATGGGCCAGCATGACCAATGCCCAAGGTGCGAACAATGCCACGTTCGCGACATGGACCAGCACCACTAGCGGTGGAAGCGCAGCACTACGTACGCAGCAGTTCGCCGCCCAAGCGGCGATCGGGTCACAGCCAGCCTCGGTCGACTCTGTCAGTGTCACTGTGTACGGATACGTCAACAACGCCAGCCGGATCCCGACGATCTCGGTTCGTCTGACTGACAATACGGTGGCGTTCGGTACGGCCCAGAGCATGACGGCCTCCACGTCGACGACGTACTCGCAGACGTTCACGTTCACTGGGGTCACGTGGGCGCAGTTGGCCAACCTTGGCGTGCTCGTCACGTTCACACGTGCTGCTGTGACACAGAGTGCAGTAGCGAACGTTGACGCTGTCTCTGTCAATGTCACGTACACGCCGTCAACGTCTCCAATCACGGCCAGTCCTACCGGTATAGCAACCGGAGAGACGTTCGGAACCGTCACGGCGACTGTTGCACCCAGTGGCACTACGGCCAGTCCGACGGGACTTGGCACGGCTGAGTCATTCGGTACTGCGGTCGTCACGGCGCTGCCTCCTGCAATGACTGTCAGCCCGACGGGGGTCGGGACCGGGGCAGTCTTCGGCAGTCCCAACGCGACGGCGACATTGACAGCCGGACCTACAGGCATACTGACTGCCGAAGTATTTGGTGCAGTCGTTGTGAATGTCGGACAGACGGCGTCTCCAACGGGTGTTCCCACGGTGGAGATCGTCGGTACACCGGGTGTGACTGCCAGTTTGGTGGTGTCACCTGCCGGAATCGCTACTGGTGCTGCTGTCGGTAGTCCGACGGCTGGATCTGTCGTATATGGCACGTACCGCACGCACGGCTCCTACCGAGCGCACTTGACCTACCGCTCCAAGACGCCCGTAAGTGATGTCACGGCCTCTCCGACGGGCATTGCCACGGCTCAGGCTGTAGCCGCGCCCGTCGTGACCGCTTCTGTCGCGCTTGGCCCGTCTGGGGTTAGCACGGGGGGTGCATTCGGCTCTCCGACTGTCACAACGAGTTTGACTGCAAGTCCGTCCGGCATAGGAACGGCGCAGGGGCTTGGAAGCCCAGTTGTTTCGACGGTCTTGACCGCCTCACCGTCTGGGGTGCCGACTGGTGCAGGATTCGGAGCGCCTGCGGTTGCTGCTTCATTGACCGCAAGTCCTACAGGGATCACGTCGGCTCTCGCGTTCGGCAGTTCGGTCGCTTCTTCGGTCTTGACCGTCAGTCCGACAGGTGTTGCAACGCCCGATCAGTTCGGCACGCCTTCTGTCACGCCCGTCCTCACGGCCAGCCCGGCTGGAATCGCCACGCCTGACCAGTTCGGCTCGCCGGTCGTTACGACGGCACTGGTGTCCAGTCCTTCGGGAATCGCCACCGGAGGGGCGTTCGGTTCACCGAGTCTGTCCGGTTCGCTGACGGTCGGCGTGACCGGCATTGCCACCCAACAGGCGTTTGGTAGTCCGGCGATCACGGCTCCGCCTCCGGGAACCGATGTTGTTCCGGTCGGCATCCCGACCAGAGTGACGCTCGGTAGCCCGTCGGTGACGTGGAGCGTTCCCGCAGTTGCTGTAGGGATAGCCAGTGGTGAGCAGTTCGGCTCTCCTGCTGTTGGTGGAGTGATCACGGCCTCACCTGCTGGCGTCGGAACAGCACAGGCGATCGGGGCTCCGTCGGTGACAGCCAGCCTCACTGCCTCACCTGTTGGCATCTCGACTGGCGCGGCGTTTGGTGTTGCGCAGATCAGCAACCCCGGCCCTGTTGTGACCGTTCAGGGCATTGCCACGGCGCAGGTCGTGGGTGTTCCGACGGTGATTACTCAGATCCCCGTGTCGGTCGCTGGCATTTCGAGTGGCGAGCAGTTTGGCTCACCGTCGACTGCTGTTGGCGCGATGGTTGTTCCGACGGGCATCGGAACCGGGGTGGCATTCGGTAGCCCCGTCGTTGCCTCGGTCCTGACTGTCGGTCCGACGGGTGTTGACTCGTCGGAGCAGTTCGGGCTTCCGACTGTGGGTGGAAGTCTTGCTGTTCAGGCTGTCGGCATCGGGTCGGAGCAGATCCTCGGCTCCCCTGCGGTCACTTCGGCACTGACTGTTGTCGTTGCCGGGATAGCGACTGCTCTGCAAGTCGGAACCCCGGCCATTGGTCTGGCGACGTTTGTTGGTCCATCCGGCATCGGATCCGTTGCGCTCGTCGGCGTTCCGACTGTCACGATGGACAGTGCCGTCGCGCTGCTCGGAATAGTGACCGAGGAGCAGTTCGGCACGGTGTTCATCGTTGCTCACTTCGAGCCGCGCATCCGCATCTACGCGATTCCCCCGGACAGTCGAACGTACCGAATCCCTCGCGATACCCGAGTTGCCGCTCAGCCGACGACAGTGGATCGGGTATACCGGATAGCACCGGAGATCAGGGTGAGGAGCATCGCCTCAGAGCCTCGACAGATCGCCGTACCGGCAAGGTGAAGGAGCGTCATGCCCAGTTCATTCGTACATGACCCTGATGAAAGGTTGGACTACACGTTCGACTGGTCCAACTGGCTCGACGATGAAGAGACGATCACCGACTACGACGTCTCTGTACCGATGGGGCTGACCAAGGGCACCACGTTCCTCACGAACAGCCGCGCTGTGACGGTGTGGATCAGTGGAGGCGCACTTGGCCAGACGTATCGAGTCACGTGCGGTATCAAGACGTCCGATGGGCGTGAGCCCGAGAAGAGCATGACCCTGATCGTGAAGAGCAAGTGATCACAGGCATGTGATAGTTGCCGACGCAATGGCTAGTCACTTACCTTGGCCTTGTCGCTTGCTGCTGCCGCGACACAAGGAGCCGCCCCCTCTCGCCATCGGGGGGCGGCTCCTGCTTTGATAGGGGCACGAAGGAGATGGCGATGGAGAAGATTCCGTTGAGCCTGAAGACAGGCACCGGACTGGCGTACTGGCGGCGTCGTCATGAGCCGCCGCTCTCAGCCACTGAGGTGGCGCTGATGCTCAACACGAGCAAGAGCACGTACACGCTGATCGAGCAGGGTCGTCTCCTGCCGTCTCGCTGGACCGTGGAGGAGTTGACTCGCATCCTCGGGGTGCCTCCCGGTGCCTTGTTCGTCCCCGAGGTGCTGGAACTCGCGCTGGTGTATGGAGACTGAGATGGAAGCCAAGAACACGCTGATCGTCGCGCCGCAGTACAACTGGGCACGGCTTGTGGCGATGCAGGAGCAACTGGATCGCATGCGGTGGCACTATGTCCACGCCTACCGTGACTTGTTCGGCTGGGAGCCGAAGATAACGGAGATTCTGATCCACGAGGAGTGGCTCGAAACACCGATGCGGCGCGTCGTGGTCGAGGAGGGCAAGTCGGAGTTCCGGTACCCGATGACGGAGCAGATCTCAGTCCTCCGAGAGTTGGGTGCAACGGTCCGCTACGTCCGCACATGAGACCCGTTGGCAGCATCGTCTCGCTGTACTACGACGCTCGGGTGTTCGTGGAGGAGGGGGATGTCATCCGCACTCCGTCTGGTCGGCAGTACCGGGTGGTGGAGGCGAGACGACAGCAGAAGGGCAAGCATGCTGGACGGTGGCACTTGAAGGCACTGGTACTCGACCCGACGGATGATCCCGGTGATGTACCGGTGCATCTACTGGTCTGGTACAAGCGCTAGTCTGAGCACGCGGGGCCATGTCCCAAGGCAGGCGAACTGGTCTCCAAAACCGGTTGGGTGGGTTCGATTCCCACGCCTCGTGCTCAGAAGGTCGCTCGGTAGATCCGTCCCAGCGATGTTCCGACGTAGACGAACTGTCCTTGGGTCGCGATGCTCATCGGTCGCTCACCGCTCGGCAGAGTGATGGTTCCGTCGGTGACCCACGTCGTCCCATTGTCTGTATGACGAACTGAGCCGTTGCCAAAGATGGCGTAGAGCCGAGTCGGCGTTGCGTACCAGTCTGCGACACCAAGCGGCAGCCCGGAGGAGCGCACCTTGGACCCGTCGAAGTACGAGGAGCGGAAGTACGCCCGGTCCTTGAAGACCTCGATGTCGGATGCGTCTGCGATACCAGTGACGTTGGAGCGGACTGTCGTCCATCGGGAGCCGTCGTACCGCTTCATGGGGAACGCCTTGCCACACCCGAACTCGCCGCACATCCCGTCGTGCATCGCTTGCACGTAGACGCGCCCGCGTAGTGTGACGGCCCAGTAGTACCGCTCCCATGTCGTCACCCCGCTCGCCGTGACGTCGGACGTGGACAGGACTCACGGACCGCCGTTCTTGCTGACCCAGACTCCTGCTCCGCCGTAGGCGATCGCACCTGCCAGTAGGCGTGTCGTACCAAGTTCGGTGTAGTCGTAGACGTGACCTGCCGGGGTGGTGAAGACGTTGCGCCACGAGCCTTCGTTGGTCGAGTAGCCGCCGTTGACGGTGGTACCGGAGCCTCGGGGGTCGATCCACGGGGCGTAGAGGTTGCCCCTGAAGGACCGGTAGGTGTTGATCTCTTCGGTTGGAGCGGTCACTGCAACACCCGTAGCCCTCGTGCTGAGGTTGACGTAGGCAACGTCAGTAGGGCCGGTGTTGGCGGTGTAGTTGCCGTACCCGAGGTACAGCCGTCCATCATCGATGGCGAGATCCTTGATGTACCGAGCCGAGGCAAGGCTCTCGGCTTGCACGGATGGATGACTGGCGAAGAGGGTGAGGCTGCCGATTGCCTGAGATGGCTGGGCGAAGAGAGTGATGCTGAAGAGGGCTGCGATTGCTGCAACGAACGCCTTGCGCATGGCTGACTCCTTCCGTCTCAGCCATGGTGACACTGGTGTGTCGTCTGGTACTGGCGTGAAACGGGTGGTTTCGGCCTAACTACACGGTTGTACTTCTGCTCGACCTCTTGACCCGACGGAGCCGAGGGATACCCTCTAAATACGGCCTCTCAACAGGGGGGCGGACACACAGAACGGCCACCCGGTTCGTGAGTTGTGAGGCAAACGAAGGCTGGGTGGCCGCTCTCGATCCTTGGAGATCTAGATGAACGATACCCGACCCTCCCGACAGTCAACAGATGTCGGGAGGATTTTTTGATGTCACAGAGACCATTCACTCAGGTTCACAGTGACGTTCTGCGCGACCCGGCGATCAAGCCGCACCTGAAGGCGTTCTACGCACTGATCCTGTCGTACTCGTATCAGGATTGCTTCACTGTCAAGGGGCAGGAGGGGTTCGCTCACGACATGGGAGTGGACGTCCGAACGATCAGACGGTGGCTCAGGGAACTGGAAGCGCTCGACCTGATCGAGACTGAGCGTCGAGGCAAGTGCAAGACGAACCGCACTCGGGTGCCGCACATCGTCGAGGATTTGAGGCGACAGACCACCGGACACGACAGTCCTATCCAACCGGTCACAGATGTCCGGTCCATAAAGACAAACAACAGAGGTAACAACAGGGCTACCGCGCCCGCGCTCGCAGGAGGCGACGATGCTGGGAGACGAAGGACCGTTCATCGGGGATCTAGCCCAGATCCATCGGGGCTTTCAGAACCGGCAGATCATCGAGGGCAGGGTCAGGGCTCGCTTCCAGAGCCACAGGGGGACGTGGTTCGTGATCGAGGACGCGGACGGCAACATGTGGACGCGGTTGCGACCGGCGATCCTGTACTGGGAGAGCGCGGCGACACCTCGGGCGCTCGCGGCCCGGCTCCGCTGAGGCATGGACCCGTGACGGTGGGGAGTGCTACGTTCGCAGAACCGAGGCACAGCGCCTCGGAACCGAGCGCCATGGAGGCATCATGTTTGGACTGCACTTCCCCGCCGAGACGACCGCATTCAGCATCGTCCGATGCACTACCGACAAGTTGGGCGTGTACCTCAACGGCTTCGGTGCAGGCTGGAACGTCGAGCAGGTCACCCACACTGGAGGTCGTGATTGGGTGATCATCGCGTCCTTCGAATGCGACACCGAGGACGAGAAGGACGCGATCGTCGTGTCTGAGGGCTACGAAGTCTGATGAAGCCGGTCCCGGTCTGGGGTGGTGGCGGCAACCAGATCATCGCTTGGGCCAAGGTGTCCGACGAGGACTATGCGCATGCCAAGCAGTTCCGCTGGTACATGTCCGACGGGTACGTCGTTCGCACGATGTACCGGCCTGACGGCTCCAAGACGTCCATCTCGATGCACCGCGACCTGATGCAGATCGCCCACGGTGACGAGATGGAGGTCGACCACGTGGACCGGGATCGACTGAACAACCAGCGCGAGAACCTCCGCAAGGCCACTCGCTGGGAGAACGAGCGCAACCATGAGCGCGAAGAGCACTACAGCCGCAAGGTCGGCGTCACGTTCGACGAGTCGCGGGGCAAGTGGAAGGCGCAGGCGTCGCTGGATGGTGTGTACGTCTACCTCGGGCTGTTCGAGCGCGAGGAGACGGCGATCCTTGCTCGACTGCGCTGGGAGGTCGAGCACGGCAGGCTGCACAGTGACGACGTGCCGTTGATCCGCGAGTTGCTGGCGAGCGGAGTGCTGCTGGCGTCGGACCCTCTTTCATCTGCCATACCCAACTCCGCCGACTGACAGAAAAACTGTCGCGGCTACGTCGCATGAGGCTAGAACAGGTTCCACGTGAAACGGAGGTGACTATGTAGATCCATGCCATGAACCCTTGACAGTCAGACGATGAGAGTCACACTCAACTCATCACCAAAAAACTGGGAGAGCCCCGGTTGGAGAGGCAGGCAGCAGTGAGTACGGAAGCGCAACTTCAGAGGTGTGTCGACAGGGGCATGGAGCGGCTCGACATGAACCGCCCCGGCTGGGAGTGGCAGGTCGATCTCGACCACCTGTCGATCGAGGATGGCCAGCACTGCGTCCTCGGTCAGGTGTTCGGCAGGTACACGATCGGCCTCGTCATGCTCGGCATCAACGTGTTCTCCTCGATCGGGTACGGCTTCGCCGCCTTGGAGGGGAACGACTACACGATCCTCGACCGGCTCTGGCGGGAGTCGATCCTCGCTCGTCGAGCCGCTGCGCAGCCCAAGGAGCGCCGCGCCGACTACGTCCTCGTGGCCTGAGCGGAGGAACCATGAGGACAGCATTTATCGAGGCCCGGGTCGCCAAGGGCGCGAAGTTCCTCGACGGAAAGATGCTCGGCTGGCATCGGCACGTCGACCTTGGCACGCTCGACCTGAGCACGGGAAGGCAGTGCATCCTCGGCCAGTTGTATGCCGACGTAGCCACGCCGTTCTTCGGAGGCTGGTCGTTCGGAAGACTGCACCTTGGACTGGAAGGTCGGGATGTCGACCGCATGGGGTTCTACATCTCGCGGCTCGACAAGATGCGCGGAGCGACGTGGGAACGTCTCACGATGGCGTGGCGGCAGGAGATCGTCACACGACGCATCAGGGACGACGAGCGCAACTTCCCCGAGCGAATTCCGGCCCGCGACAAGCGGCAGGAGTACTACAACGCGAGCGCGGGAGACGGGTCATGACGACGGAGGTGAAGGTCGCTCGCGGTGCCGCATTGCTCGATGAGGAGCGTCCCCGCTGGGCCGAGGAGATCGACACCGACGCTCTAGCCATGGAGGACGGAGACCACTGCATCCTCGGGCAACTGTTCCCCGGTGACGCCAATGCCACGGGGTATGACGTTGCGACTGAAGCCCTCGGCATCAATGACGAGACGGCGGAGGAGAACGGGTTCTTCGTCAACTGGACTCCCGGCCAGCCGCCCGAGTTCATCGGAGACGAGTACGTCCGCCTGAACGCACTGTGGCGGCGGGAGGTCGCCAAGCGAGTCAAGGAGCCCGCTCAGGTATGAGCCAGCGCAAGCCGTACCGGCGCGTGCGACCGGAGGATCCGGGGTTCGGCTCAGAGGCCGCTCGGGTCCTCCGGGAGCGCGTGTTGAAGTACCAGTCGATCCACATTGCGATCGGGGACATGATCGACGAAGACCGCACGAAGGTGGCGTGGTCTGTCATCTTGGATTTCTTCGACCCGACGAAGGAGCCGTACACGCGATGGTCCTGCGTCGGAGTGAATCACGCATATGTCGACATCACGAACGTGGTGTTCGAGACGACGTGGCATGACCCGTGGAACCCGTTGGAGATAGAGAAGGTCTGGGGAGCGCTTCCGGCTGGACTCGTGCTTGACCAAGTGGAGAGGGAGGAAGATGAAGGCTCTTCGAGTACCGGTTGACGGAGACGTCGAGATCGTTGACGTCGACGACACGCTGACTGACTTGCAGCAACTGGTTGGGGGAGACATCGAGGTAGTACGGGTGCCGATGCTCGAAGCCAGCCATGTGCTCGTCGTGAATGAAGAAGGGCTGCTCCACGATCCTATGCTGAACCCGCTGGGGTCACTGTTCTACCGCACGGCGGATCATGGACACCCGATCGTCGGGACGATCGTCATCCTCAGGGAGAAGTTGGATGACGACGGCGAGGGAATGGTGTTCGACGGCATCAATGAGGCCCGCGTCGAGATGTGGCGCAACGCCTACCAAGCGGTCCTCGACCACGTTCGGGCATGGATGAGCCATGAGTGAGTGGGTCCGCAAGAAGCCACCCACGATGCTCGTCCGCATGTTCGGAAATGCTCGCGCTTGGCAGAAGGATTTGGATGACGGCCATTTGACAGTCCTGCGCACGGTCGAACAGATCGACGGCAAGTGGAGGACGCATGTGTCGATCAGCCACCGGACGGATGACTTGGAACCCGGTCGCTATCCGACATGGGACGAGCAGAAGGAAGCCGTCTGGCGGTTCGCTCCGGGAAAGAAGATGGCGTCCTACCTGCCTCCCGAGGGTGCACCGTACGTCAACATCCACTCGACGACGTTCCACTGGTGGGAAGTCGACGATGAACTTTGAGGAGCCGGAGATCTACGACCGGCTCGGGAATCCGATCTCGCTGTACCGATGGGGCGAGTTGCGCCGTGACCTGTCGTACCTACAGGTGGCGCGGACGAAGTTGGGGGACTTGCTGATCAGCACGGTCTGGTTGGGACTCGACCACGCCTTCGGGCTGAGGCAAGGGCCGCTGATCTTTGAAACCATGGTGTTCGACGAGTCGTCGGACAGTCCATCGTTGGATCTCGGGGGGTTCACGGACCGCTACTCGACCGAGCAGGAAGCCATGCAGGGTCACGTCGATACGGTCAAGGCGGTTCAGGAGATGTTGCATCTGTCTGACGAAGACCTCACGCGCCTGCTAGAAACCAGTGACGATACTTCGGAGAACCCTTGACATGTAGACGATGAGAGTCACTCTTTACTCATCACCCAAACCGCCCATAGAAAGGCAGCAGCATGAGAACGCCACTGGCAGTTCTCGTTGTCCTCCCGTTCGTCCTCGTGGCGTGCGGAGGCTCCAACGAGGCCCCGGAGACCAAGACGGTCCCCGGCCCGACCAAGACGGTCACGAACACGGTCGAGAAGGAGGTCGAGAAGACTCCGGATGTCTGTCTGGAAGCCCTCGATCTGGCCGACAAGGGGTTCGGCTACGCCACGGAGGCGCTCAACATCGCCAGCGAGGCGTTCACATCCGTCAGCACTCTGGACTTCGACGCGCTCGACGCGCAGACCGAGGGCATGGAGAGGGTGAACGGTCAGATCACCGACCTCGCACCGAAGTACAACGCCGCCAAGACGGCATGTCGAGGCAAGTCGTGACGCTCACACCGAGGTTGTTCACGGAAGTCTGTGTCGACGACCCGAACCTCCTTCCGATGGGCGTCTTCCGCATCCTCACGGAGCAAGTCCTCGAAGAGCAGTGGGAAGAAGCATGGTCGATGCTCATGGACAGGCTGCGCACGGAGACCCGCGACGGCACGCTCGAAGGCGTCGAGGCGGAGTTCATGATGCCTGCCACTTTCGAGCGCTTCATGGCATACGGGAGGGGTTGATGGAGAAGATCCAGACCGATTGGTCACAGCCCACGGATGCCGACGCCGTTGAACTCGCGTTCCCGGCGCACGGTGTCTCACGCATGCCGGACTACGAGGACATCCCGGAGGAGTTCCGGAACCGCAACTGGCGACGGGGTGGGGACGGAGCCGCGAAGTGGCTCGACTTCCAGTCCGAATGGTTCGCCAAGGGGTTCGCCTTTGCTCGTCTCACACCCCGTGATGACGTAAGCCCGTTCGTCGCCTCGAACCATCTGAAGGCCATTCAGGGCTCGTTCGAACCGAAGCACGAGCACAAGGTGGCCGGTGTCGCGTACCTCGCATCCCTCTGGTTCGACGACGTCGTTCCCATCGAGGATGTCGAGAAGAATCGACCCGCATGGTCGCGCTGGTATCTCAACTCGCTCGACGGTCACGGCATCGTGAAGGGCAAGTATGGCGACAAGTGCAAGTGCGGAGCGTCGATCATCAGTGAGGGGGCGGTGGTGGAGCACGCCAACGCCATCAGTGAGGAGATGGTGGAGAAGTATGGCGACTGAGGTCAAGCACGAGATCACGGTCCAGCACAGCCGAGGCTTCTCGATGCAGGACATCTACCGGGCGGTGTGCTCATGCGGCAAGTACTCGTCTCGTAAGTTCGGCAGCCCCGGTAAAGCCGAGTCGGCTGGCACCGACCACGCCAAGGCGATGACAGGAGGGTCACGATGAACGACGGGTACTGGGGCAGTCCGCAGTGGGAGGACAACGCCCAATCGGCGGAGCGTACGTACCGCTCGACGGTGTCGACGAGCAATGCCGGGGACGTCGCCATCGTCAATGCTTCGGCTGACACGATGACGCGGTACACCATCGTGGCGACGTTGGTACCGGAGGGCATGGCATTGGGAGGGCGGGCGGTGGTCAGCGTTCTGCACCCGTGGGGAACGGTGTACCTGTGCGACATGGCCGGTCTCGACATGGGGTACGTCGTCTCGAAGTGGGGGCCTCGCGACAGGTCGCAGCAGGATGTCCACGGTGGTGACGCGTACTGCGTCACACGGGCGATCTCTCAGGCCATGGAGGCACTTCGTGCCGATTGAGGTTCGCCAACTCGAACACGGGCGGATCTACGCAGTGAAGAGCGACCACTTCAGGTTCGGGGTTTGGGACTCCGAGCGCGGTGGCTATGTCGGCATCAAGTACTCGGAGCGGGCGTTCCGACTGCATCTCGACTACGACGTACGCTTCGGCGGTGGTGCAGTGGCGATCTCGGCAACCGATGAGCATCTTGGGATCATGGACTCGCTGAAGGAGTATGTCGAAGTTCGGTGCCAAGAGCACGACTTGGCGATCGACGATACGAAGTCCGATACCGGACGCTTGATCTGGCAGCACCTGGGCGACGGCACTGTCTGTCACACCACCCGCTTCTATGCAGTCCGCAACGAAGCGCTGATCGACGCACTACGAAAGGCAGAGGCAGATGAGCAGTGACCTGATCGAAGACCCGTACCGATTCGATCCGAAGGTGCCGGATGGGTTCGAGGTCACGTACTCGGTGTACATCATGGCCACGGGGAAGGTGAGCATCGCGTCGTGGATCAACGACTGCCGGGGGGCGTACTGGACATGGGTGGACGACCGTGTCATGGATCCTATTTGGCGCGACGAGTGGTGGCGACTGCCCGCGAAGTACGTCGAGGAGACTGCTGCGGAGGGGATTACGTATCATGACGACACGAACATCCTGAACGACGAGGCGTTCGCCGTCGACACGATCGGATGGACGGCGGAGAAGTACGACGCCATGGTGGCGAAGTACCCGTGGACGAGCGTCTGGGCCAATGAGCGTCACCCGGAGACCAAGGAGCCCAAGCCGGAACAGATCCCCGGCCAGCAGACGCTCTGGACCGACCTGAGTCTGCGGAGCCAGTCTGATCCGGTTGTAGCGAAGTGGCCTCCGGAGCCGGTGGCTCGGACCACTGATCCCGGCACGTCGCATGCTGCTGCAAAGAGCGTCCGCAACCAGTCGGACACGCACAGCCGGATCATCGCGCTGTTGGAGTTCGGACCGAAGACTGACGAGGAGATCTTCCTCGGGCTTGCTGCGAACGGTTACAAGATCAGTCAGTCCGGTGCTCGCACGCGGCGCAAGGAGATGGTCGACGTCGGCAAGATCGTCAAGGTGGGGGAGAAGCGAGGTGGTACGAACCGCCTCATGAGCATCTGGGGTCTTCCGGGACGACACGATGGCTAAGAGGTCGCGTCGCGCTGACGCCCCGGAGGAGGATCGCTACCGAGTCTGTGGCAAATGTGGCAAGAAAGTTGCCATCGCCACGACGCCCGGTGGTCGCACGATCGAGGTACTGCTGGACTTGGACATCCGGTGGTACATCGAGACCGACCTCGCAACCCGCGAGTGGACGGCGAAACCAGTGCATGCGCACGCATTGCACCCGTGTTGGAAGGACAGTCATGACGGAGTTGAAGCCGGAGATCTTGAAGAACATCGGGTCGTGGAAGGCGCATCGGGCTGAGGTCTTGGCTGATCCCGCTGACCTCGCCCACATGGATCAGGCGGTCGAGGACATCAAGCGGATGTGCCGGGACACCGGCATCGACCTGACCGACATCGACCAGATGCACGCGTACGTGCTCGGCGGATCGTTCATGTTCATGAGCGTGCGGGAGTGGTTCGAGCACCACCGCTCGCACGACCACGACGACGACCACGACGACGAGTACTGCCTCATGGAGTGGCTGAAGGACACGGCCAACGCGATGCATGAGGCGATGTACCAGCAGCACGACAGTCCGGAGATCAAGCCGTACTGCATCTGCCCCGGTCACAGTGGCGAGGAGTGAATCCGAAAACCCTTGACCCATGAGACGGCTCGTGGGACCATTAACTACAACCTCTCCACAGAGGAGTGGATGCAAGAACTGAAGGAGCACGATGGCGCAGGCACAGGGCTTGTACACGCACGACAAGGACGCGACCGGTCTGACACGTCGACAGCGCGAGGTTCTGGCGGCGATCAACGACGAGAATCTGTCGCAACTGGATGCTGCCGAGAAGTTGGGCATCAGTCGTCAACGAGTCCGTCAGATCGTCGAAGACCTCATCCGCAAGGGGATCGACGTCAAGGGGGCGAGGGCTCCGTCTGTCACAACCGACTGAAAGACTTGACTCGACCACAAGGAGCGGGATGGCAGCAGCAGAACAGAAGAATCAGGCGACCTCTGACGACGAGAACGAGGAGATCGTCTCTGGTAAGCCGATCAGTTCGTGGGAGTTCATCGACACCCCACCGACGATCGAAGACGTCACCCGGCTGTTGAGCAGCCTGCCGGACGTCTGGGGGATCAAGCAGGTCGACTTCATCGAGTACGTCCAGCCGTTGTCGCAGAAGAAGGACTTGTCACTGCGGCAGGGCGTGAAGGAGTACCACCAAGTCTGGAACCTGTACTTCACGGTCGCTGGACGCATCGCCATGATCACGCAGGCGGCGATCCTGAACGACTGGATCGTCTCGTTCGAGCCAGAGGAGTTCGGCGAGAAGCAGGGCTTTGTCGAGTACGGCGACCGGCTCGTGTACCGCGAGCACTGCCACATCCAGAAGATCATGGGAACGCTCACTGAGCCGCAGGTGATCGAACTGGGCCGCAAGCCCGGCATGGCATGGGTGCCGAACCAAGGCGGCGCAGGAGCCGTCTCGTCGAACCGCTTCGAGAAGGTGGAGACGTCGGCTCGCGGACGCTCGATCGCCGCATGGGGGTTCGGCGTGATCCCCGGCTCCGGCGTTGCATCGTTCGACGAGATGCAGATGGTCAGCGAAGGACGTCGGGCGGAGGGTCGTCGTGGTCAGCAGCCACAGCAGCGCCAGCCTGCCGTTCCGCGCAGTGACCTCGACTCCCGTCTTCGAGTGGCCATGGGGACGCTCGGCCAGTTGCACAACTTGGACGAAGCCACGATCAACGCGAACACGCTGGCCTACGCGCAGCGGACGTTCGCCAAGGAACTCCCGCTCCTCGAAGGCGGAGCGGTGGACTTCAGCGCCCTGAAGGATGGCGAGATGGCGCTGTTCGTACGGAGCATGGAAGGAGAAGTCGAAAGGGCCAAGGCCCAGCAAGCCAGTCTGTAAGCACGGAACACCACACGCAAGGAGCAGCAGATGACGCAGGACCAGACCGCTCACCTCGACGATGACATCGACGTCGAGGACCCGCCCTTCGACGAGGGCGACGAGGCGTCGGAGATCGACTGGGGTGCTTCGGGCATCCACGAGCCGAACGACCCGCCTGCTACGGGACGCACGGTTCGTGGAACGCACGCGGCCCTCGTGGACGACGAGTCGACCGACGAGGAGAAGGACCAGCCCACGTCGAACCCGACCGCCAGTGGAACACAGTGGACTCGCGACACGACGACACGGCCCACGCCCGCCGAGACGCACGTGACGATCAACAACCCGCCTGCGGTTGGCCAGCCATCGCTCGGCATCAAGGGCAGTGACGCTCCCCTCAACGTCGAGGAGGATGGCGCAGTGATGTTCAAGAACCGCATCATCGGCGAGTTCGACGGAGCCACCCTGACGATCAACGCCGGATGGGCTCGCATCGCCGGTCTCGGCATCAAGGTCGAGGGCGACACGACCGACCGCCGTCGGGTCGTCTTCGAGCGCCCAGTCGGTGACCACCGCCTCGCCTCCAACGCCTGAGGAGCACGGTGAATCGAGTCGAAGTCTCGGGACGCCTGACTCGCGATCCGGACCTCCGGTTCGTGGGTCAGGACTTCCCGATCTGCAACCTGAACATCGCCGTCCATGATGACGAAGGCCGGTACAACCGCGACACGAAGAAGGCCGAAGTCGACTCGGGTTTTTATCAGGTAGAGGTGAAGGGCGACTATGGCGCGTACATCCAGTCCATCTTGGCTCGTGGCGATGAGGTGCATGTCGTCGGTTCGCTCTCCCAGTGGCGCACACAGGCCCGAGACGGCAGGGAGTCTGAGACCAAGACCCGCATCACAGCCAAGGTGGTCACGCCTCTCACGAGTCCGCGACAGCCTCGGGAGCCTGTCCAGCCAACGACTGATCCTGTGGCCGACGAAGATCCGTGGGCTGGTCAGGGAGGCTGGGGTCAGTAAGTCATGGCCTACGCAGTCGTCGTAACACACTCGTCCACCGGCATGAAGGTGGCGATGTGCTCGTGCGGCTGGGAGGACGGCCCACAGCCCGACCCCCGAGACGCCTACCGCGCCAAGAGTCGTCACGAAGCGACTCACAAGCAGGAAGAGAAGGCAGATGGAGACTGACGAGCGCATCGGCATCGATGGCGGCTACTACGGCATCTACGACGGAGTGATCATCTGGCTGCATCCCGATGGCAGTGTGATCAACGTATTCGCAGGAGAAGGCAGCAAGAGGGAGGCGGCAACCGAGAAGATCGTTACGGCCATGAGGGCGTTCAGGGATGCGTTCCCGGAGAACGGAGATGACGATGCCCAAGACGACCAACTGGGAGTCGATGAAGGTAGCGAAGGTTCGGGAGTTCGCACCTGAACTGGGTGTCGACGTCCGCGACAGCAAGGGCAAGTTGAAGAAGAAGAAAGATCTCATCCATGAGATGAGGACGGCGTACTGGAAGCAGGTGAAGAAGTCGTGAGCAATCTGCATCCGGAGTGTCGCCAAGGCAAGTGCGACAACTGCGACGGCATGACCTTGAACGATGAAGACGACTGGGTGTTCTGTGAGCATGAATGTCACCAGAAAGTAGGCAGTGATGGCGACTAAGGTGGAGCGGGATCGGACGAAGGACTTCGTCAACATCTATCGGGACGGTGCGGGCAAGTTCCGGTGGCAGCGCAAGAGCAGGAACGGCCTGATCGTGGCCGACAGCGGTCAGGGGTATGACACCGAGAAGTTCGCCGAGGAGATGGCGACTGGCGTGAACTCGAACGTCAGTGACTTCCGCTTCATCCCGTGGGACGACCAAGACAAGCAGATCGACCATGTCGAATGAACCGGAGTTCAAGTACACAGACCGGGACCAGCGGCCTCCGGACGATGAACTGACGGAGTCGCATCAGGTCTGGGTGTGGCTGGCTGGTGCGAACCCGCCGCACTGGGAGATCCGGGGCACTGGAATGGTCGTTCCGGACTACCTCCGACGACGGCCCAAGACCGATGGGTAGCCCGATGGTCGAGATTCCGGAACATCTGGCTATGGCGGTCACGATCGACGGCGAGGGACCGGCTGACGGCACGCCAGAGGCGAGGTTCGTCATCTGCTGGTGCGGTACGCCTGACTGTGACAGGTATCCGGACGTCATCGGCGGAGGGCAGTATCAGGTCACAACGTGCATGCGCTGCAAGATCACAGGCGTCTGCCGTCCCGACAACGACTACTACGTCTCGCCATTGTGGGACGGGCGGGTGTGCGAGAAGTGCCTGCTCGAACTGATAGGTGAGGCACGACGAAAGGCCCAGAGCAATGACGACTGATCGCAACGACCCGAACTTGTCGATCATCGACGGACGAACCGGTCAGCAGAAGGACTACCTCGTACTGAGCGAGGCAGAACTGGCGAAGGGGTTCGTCAGACCGGTTCGCTGGACGTACATCCATGAGGTGTGCGGCGCGGCGACGACCATGAGCCAAGCGATCGCGGAGACGTACGCACGTGACCCCCAGTTCTACAGCGGCACGTTCTGTGTCAAGTGCAAGGGGCACTACCCGGTTGGTCCCGAGGGCGAGTTCGTCTGGGACGGCGACGGTACGAAGGTGGGCACATGAGGGTGCCGAACAACACGATTCGTGTTAGTCACTTGCGCACGTACGGCACGACCGGGTTCGCCATGGACGGGGTTGCCGAGGAGGCCGGTTGCCCGGCGCTATTTCGCGCGAAATACGTCGAGGAGACGTTGAAGGAGCCTCGCTCGTACCCGTTGGAGTACGGCACGCTCGTCCATGACGCGTTCTACCTCGCTGAGGAGGAGAACCTCCCGCTGCTTCCGGATGCCTTGGAGAAGGCGTGGAGCCGTATCGAGGTGCCGCTCGGGCCGGAGGCGTACGAGGAGGCGTTCAGTGACCTACAGGGCTACATGGATCGTCCTGACGACGCCTACGCCTGCATCGCGGTCGAGCAGGAGTTGACCGCTCCGCTCATGGAGATCGATGGCGAGGAGTATCTGTTCGGCGGTCGACTGGACTGGGTCGGAGTCGACCCGATGGATCCCCTGACTCTGGTTGTCCGTGACTACAAGTCGAATCGGCAGCCTCCCAGTCAGAAGGGGGTCGACGAGGACAACCAGATGACGCACTACATCGCGCTCGTCCGGGCGAACCTGCACAAGTACCTGCCGGACGTCGATCCTCGCGACGTGACGATCATCGGGCAACTGGACGCCTTCAAGTGGTACGTCGTCAGTACGCAGCGCGATCACGACACGCTCGACCGCTACCTCGACTGGCTCCGAGCGATGACACGCAAGATCGTCAGTGACGAGACGGGCGAACCGGTGATCAACGACGGGTGCTCGTACTGCCCGCTGAAGTATGACTGCCCGGAGTTCACCGCTCTCCCCGGTCGCGGCGAGACGCTGGCCGACCGGATGTCCACGACAACCGACTTGACCCAGCGGGCGTACATGATGCAAGAGGCGCAACTGACCATGAAGGCGCTGGATGCCATGGTCAAGGAGGTCCAAGGGGAGTTGAAGGCCGAGGCGATCAAGGGCACGCCTCGGGAGGTCAACGGCATCCGGTATGAGGCGGTGGACGACTGGGCGACCGACTGGGATGTCATCAAGTTGCATGACGTCCTCGGAGACAAGTTCTACAACGTCGTCAACGTGACGAAGTACAAGGTCGATGACGTCGTCAAGAAGGACCCAGAGTTGAAGAATGGGGTTGAGGCGTCACAGACGAGGTTTGTTAAGGAACGACCGAAGTTGAAGTCAACGAAGATCGACCTGAAGCCGACGGAGGAGTCATGAGCGGCTACGCCGTCTCTATCTGCGCCTGTCCAGAGGGGCCGTATCTCGGGGCTCGCAAGGCTGGCACTCCATGCTGCTGCGAGCGTTGCGGCTTCATGACCCAAGAGCAGTACGAAGCGCTCGTGGGTGGTCGGCGCAACATCGCTCAGGAGGTGACGCTCACGGTGTTGCTGTGGAACGTGAGGAAGCGGTTGCAACACATGGCTCAGGAGGACTGGCGCGGCCCCAAGCCGTCTCACATCACGGAGGCACAGGCACTGGTGGCGTTGATCAATACGGTCATTCCATCGGAACCAAACCGAAGGAGGGCAGCAGATGAGTGACGAGTTGTTCGACACTGGCGAGGTGGTCGAACCTGAGGTTCGTGAAGGATTGGCAGCGCTGAAGAACGCGCACGAACTTGATGTTCCGTATCCGTTCGACGAACCGAAAGATTTGGCGTTGTTAAGGCGTATCAAGGGCAAGTACCCTGATCTTGACGTCAATGCTCTGGTTCAGAAGTTCGTGACATGGTGCACGGACGCCACGCCTTGGCAGGATGAGAAGGGCAAGGCAGTACCGATCCGGTGGAGATCTCGACTGTGGACGTGGGCGGTGAACGATGAGCGATATGGAGCCTCTGGGCGCGGTGGCACAGGACGTGCTGCGGCGAGCCGAACGCATTATGCAGCGACGGCAGGAGGGCACGGAGACGATACGTGGTCTTCTGACAAGTGGTGACCTCGCTCCGTCCGAACTGCCCTGCCACGACCGCTGCGATGGTGACATCGTCGTCATGCACAAGGGCAGCCGTATCAGCGGTTTCTGCCCGGAGCACATGGTCGAGCCCATCTGCCGCCTGACCTCGCTGCGGGAGCGGAAGTTGCAGGCCCGGTTGCAGCATGCGGGGTTCGGGAAGCACTACTGGAACCCGGAGCCGGAGAAGATCCGCTCGCGGCAGATCGTGGAGCAGTACCTTGGCCAGTTGATGGAGAACATCCGGACCGGTCGTGGCGTCGTCTTCACGGGTGACGTCGGCACTGGCAAGACGTTCACGCTTGCCTACATGGCTCGCCGGATGCTCGGTGAGAATGTCGGCGTGCACAAGGTGCTGTTCCCGATGTTCATCGACGACCTTCAGGACCGACAGCGTCGCGTGGCGCTCGTTCAGCGGGCGATCAAGGCCGAGGTTCTGATGATCGACGACTTCGGCTCGGGTGAGATCGCACCGTGGACGATCGGCGTCGTGGAGGGGATCATCGAAAGTCGGTATGGCAACAACAAGCCGACGATCGTGACGACCAACCTGAGCCGAGATGATCTCGTCGCGAACGAGATGTTCCGTCGCATGGTTGACCGGTGGCGGGAGACCTGCACGATCGTCGCCATCGGCGGCACGTCGATGCGGCACGATGGTTGAGTTCAGACCGGCCCCTAAGCCGGGACCGAGGCGCAAGCGGCCTCGCGCCAGAAACCTCTCGGACTGGCGCGAGGCCGTTCTGCTACGTGATGGCCGCAAGTGCCGAGCATGTGGTCACAGGGGGCCGTCCGACGGCTCTCACCTGTCAGCGCACCACCTGATCTTCAAGTCGCACTGCAAAGCGCAGTACATCGACGATCCGAGGAACGGGATCACGCTGTGCAACGAGTTCGGCAGGGGTTGCCACCAGAAGGTGCACCAGCGACGGATGAAAATTTCGCCATGGTGGCTGCCCCGAGTCGTTATCGAATGTCTCGCGGAGCAAGGTCTATCGTGGGACGACACCGGCAGCCCAGTCGGGACTTTGTCGGTCTACTTCGACAAGGAGAGGCAGCAATGACCGTTCAGGCAGACAGCACGCACGACATGGCAGATGAAGCCAAGGCGATCCTCGATGGCGCACCGGACGCGCTCCCCGGCTTGGAAGCCGAGACGAAGGTGAGCGTCCTCGGATGCAACTTCAGCACGAACGAAGACTTCGTCCTCGGTGAGAGGGTGGAGTTGCGCGTCATCGGCTACGTGAACTTCGCTGGCGACCAGTTGATCGAGAACGAGGGTCAGCGCAAGGTCGTCAAGATCGCATCGTCGCTCATCAATGTGGTCGACACTTCTTCGGACGCTTAAGAAGCGTCTGGGTCCCACGCCCACGGAGACACGTGAAGGGCCGGACGAAGATTCATTCGTCCGGCCCGACACTGTTGGAGATGACGAGTGGTTCGACCGCCTCGACAACGCTCCGACAGTCGATATCTGACTCAGTGCCCCGGTGCTCCTGCCGGGGCACTGTGCTGTCCGTTTCCGTTGATCATCGTGCCCTTGACGGTCCCGTCACTGGCGATGCCGGTCAGGCGCAACTCGGCGGGTCCGCCCCACAGTCCACGCTGAGGCTCAGTCTCGACGTCCTCAGTGCGACGGGATGCCAACGGAACGCTCAGGAACTCTGCGATCCGGCTGGCGATGATGTCGTTACCCTCATTGGTCGGGTGAATGCCGTCGGCCAGCAGGGTCTTGTCGGCACGGAACGGCTCGTGGAGACCGTCGATGTAGATCAGACCGTTCTGGCTGGCCCAGTCCTTGACGTGAGCGTTGAACTCGCTGATCTTCGCGTTGCTCAGGGCGTCGTACTCCGGCTGGCCCACCGGATCGATGGCGTGAATCTCCAAGGGGTAGAGCATGGTGTCCGTGGCCCGGCATGCACGAAGCAGGCGGTCCCACTGAGCCATGTACAGGTCGATGGGGGTGTTGGAGCCCGGCTTGGAGTCGTTGGTGCCCATCATGCACAGGACGATCTTGATCCACTCGTCGGACAGAAGATGTCCAACGCCTCGGTCCACGATCTCCCACGACCGCTCACCGTTGACTCCGGCGTTGATGACGATCGACGGAACGTTGGTGTGCAACTCGGACAGTTGCTCTTCGAGGATCGTCGGGTACGTCCGTCCGTGGGTGGCACGAGCGCCGTAGGTTTCGCTGTCTCCGAGTGCCAAACAACGGGTGTACTGGGGCATGGCTGCTGTCCTCTCGTGATGCCTTCGTTGGCACCAAACATCCTGACACGCCGAACTGTTCAATGGGAGCGACACACGGGATGCAGTAGATTCACGCTCAGAAACCCTTTCATGACAGGCGGTGCGGGCTACACTCAAATAACTACTTCCAATACCCAGAGGAGAAGGATGGCGACGCAGAGAGGTGTCACGGAGCACCTGAAGTCATGGATGGAAGCAGACAGCATGCAGGGAGCAGCGAAGGCTGCATGGGACTGCGCTGAGGAGTTCGACGGGCTGTACGAAGAGTCGGCCAAGAACCTTCTCGGCAGGACACCGGACCTGATGCTCCTCCTGTCGGCCTACGCGGCAGGCAAGCGCAAGGGCGCGGAGGTCGAGGCAGCCAAGCACCAGCCACAGCAGCAGACGCTCGAAGTCTAAGGAGACGAATGGCAGCAGCAGCACAGACGTCGATGGTTGATCAGGCGCTTGCGGGCAACTTCAAGACAACGAAGCGCAAGCCCACCGGAGGCCAAGGTGGCGACTCCGGCATCCCGATCACGAAGAACGGCTACGACAAGTCGGAGGTCGTGTCGGCTCTACAGAAGGCGATCCGGCGAGGCAACGAGGAGCAGGCGCTCTACTGGGCCTCGGAACTCATGGAGAGCAACGAGCAGTACCGCATGTGGCGGCGACTGATCGTCATCGCTGCGGAGGACGTCGGGCTGGCAGATCCCGACATGCTTCCGAAGATCATGCTCTTCAAGCAGGCGCACGACATGGGCCGCGAATGGAATATCCCGTTCCTCGCGATCATGATGCTCTGCCGGGCACCGAAGAACCGGGAGGCGGACGACGCCGCTTGGTACTACGAGGTCCGACGCAAGGAGGGCTGGAAGATCCAGATGCCGCCCGAGGCGATCGACGGCCACACCGGTCGCGGAAGGCAGAATCTGTACCGGGCTGCTCGCGAACGCGGTGAAGACTGGACGATGACGTGGAACTACGAGTTCTACTACGACGCGGCGCTCCTGAAGAACTACGTCCCGGTCGAGTCGGACGGGGAGTCGGAGAAGTACCGCAAGATCCTGATGAACCACCTGAAGATCCCGTTCGAGACGTACGACATCGCGGAATGCAAGCAGGTCAGGCTCCTCAGCGGTCAGGGCAGTCGCTCCACGGCACGGGCCGAGCGGGTCGTTCCCGACGGTCAGGAGGTCAAGTACGAGCCGTACGCCGACCCTGAGACAGGAGAGGTGAAGGAGCACCACTACTGGGTCCAGTCGTTCACGAACCCTGAGCAGCGGTACGTGGTCGATCTGTACGCGGAGGAGTGCTCGTGTCCGGCCTTCATGAACGGTCAGGGGTTGTGCAAGCACCTCGTGGCCATGCGCAGGAAGGTCAAGGTGAAGCGATGATCTCGCTCGAAGTCAAGGTGGAGATCGAAGATGGAGACTTCGCCAGTGAGGATCCGAACCCGAAGCACGGCGTCATCGACATGATGGGCTGCCTTCCTAGGGGCATGACTTCCGGAGCACCGTCGTTCGCTGCTCGTATCCGACTCGACGACGGTACGTACGTCATCGCGGAGCAGTCGTGGAAGAGCGTCGGCCTCGGCATGGTCGCTTTGATCGCAAAGTGGGGTACGCCGTGA